AATATATTCAGACTCTGCCAGGTACATATGGTGTGTGTCTTGTTGAGTTGTTTACGATCTCCGTAATACACACCAACATCTAAGCCACAGTTTATGAAATCTTCTTCGGTCTGCTCAACTAGGCTCTTATTAGGCACTATTACAATAGTCCTGCCATACTTTTCACAGACGCGACTCAGTGTGGCAGTGATGATAGTTTTTCCAGCCCCTGTGGCTACCTCCTGCAGGCTCTGTGGATTCTTAAGAAAGTTATTGACGACTTCCACCTGATAATCTCTGAGTCTTATCAGTTCACCAGCTTTGACATGACCAACGGGCCATGTGAGCTCACCCCAGTAATCATCTGCGACCTCAGTAAATTCTAATGCTGGACTTGTGCGCAGATCTTCTAATTGTATGTCATAATTTTGTGATACTAGATACTGTAGAACTGGTTCTAGCATGCTGAGATATGTAGTACCACCCAATCCAAAAAATGCCACAGTTCCGTCCCATCTGCCTAACTTATATGCTGGTCGAAATCTGGCAGTGGGATCTTCATACTTGAATTTTTTAACTAGAGCCTTGCGAGTATCTAGATCTAGATTGCTGATTTTGACATTTACTTCATCTAATATTGTTACTTTACATGTTGCCAAAATCTATACTTCCTTGTGTATTATTTTCCGAAAATGTCATAAAGTTTACATGTGATTGTATAAAATCTTTAATACTATAATGCACTATGGCAGATCCCAGTGATATAACACAATTAAATTTTATACCAGTCTTTACAATAGTTTTAGGAAATCTGCTACTAATCAAGACAGCACGTGTATTATTACTGATAGCAGAATTTAGATTGTTATCTCGAATATATCTGTTAAAATCATCTCCATTTTTACTAGACAATCTGAATAATACAGAAATTTCACTATTATCAAATCCAAATTCAGTCAATGAATTATGTATTGTCTGTGTTTTATCTAATTCACTGCCACCAGGAATAATGAATAATACTGGAGTGAGATTTTTTACTATATCCCTGATTTTTAGTATATTGTGTTTATCGATATTAAAATAATTTATGGGTGTGCCCGGGTTAGATTTTAAAAAATGCCTAGTTACTGGTTCTACGTTTGAACTTAAGAGATAGGATTCGATCTCGTCATCCCAAGTGGTAACACCAAATTTTCTAGATTCAAAAACTGCAGGAACTATTTCAGTACTACTCAACGATGGCACATGCTTGGATACATTTAACAATTTTAACCCATCTTCTCCTGTAATGAGCATTGGTACAGTAGACTGTGTATTTTCGATAATAGCTGGCAGTTGATTTGCCAGATTTTGAAAATCGGTATCTGTATTAAACTGCTCTCGCTCTGCAAGGTTTTTTAAGAAAAACAAACTTGCTTCGCTCAATGGAAAACTCCAGATTTTTTCAACATGAACCCAGTTTATTGAGTTTATAGTGTTTTTAATTTTTTTAATTTCAGCCACTATACTTTCGTTATAAGGGAACTCTACAGCAAGAATTCTACCGTATACAGAATCATCCCGTATCGTTATCATCTTATCAGTTTTAATTTTCCGAGGAGGAGTTCGAAAAGTAGGTTTCATTATCAATGGTAATACATCACAGTTCAACGCGGTGCTCAACTGTTCTTTATATCTGTTAATTATTTGCAACGCTAAATTGGCTTGTTTTTCAGTAAACTGAAGTTTTCCAAATATTTCTTCTCCATAAAAATTATTAACAACTTTAGCATCATAATTGTTAAGTTTAATATGCAAATGCCACATCGCAAGAATAAGTTCTTCTACTGTTGTACCAAATGTCATAATGAAATATCTTCCATACCGGCAGTACGTAACTTGATGATGTTACTCATCTGCCATTGTTTGATGTCTAGCCCTTTGATGATACCCAACCATTGATTTCGTAGTAATGCAAATTCATTTATGACTTTTTCCATGTCCACTACATCGGCTTCGCCGTCTACATATTTCTCACAATCGCGACTGCTTAACGCTCGATTATAATTTTCTAGGTATCGTTTGAATGTCTTGGATCGGATCTTGCGAAGTTCGATATTGAGATATTCCAGAATAGCTTCGATCTCTTGTAATTGATTGAACCGGGTTTCGACAATGCCCGGCAAGGACGCGCTAGCTCGTTCTACTAGACCCGAGATCCTGACATCCTTGCGAGCACTGTCTAATTCCTGATAAAAATAGTCCAAACAACCTGGGAGATTTGCTATGTCACTGCTGACCTTAGCATACCAAGACATCAGATTTCCTCGTCGTCTTCGTACCCATAATCATCGTCATCACTGGCTTCCTCGTCTTCATCTATCACGAGCTCAATGGCCGCATCCAGATGTGAGTCATAACCCATGAGGCCTTCCAGTACTGACACTTCTACATCTTTACCTAAAAGGTAATCCACATAATGATTCGCTGCGATTTCCTTGTTTTTATCCGAAACATATTCTTTGAATACATCCCAGACTTCGATGATTTGACTTTCTTCCATTATTGTTCCCCTGAGGTTGCATCATCAATAACTGGTATCAGATTTGTTTTATTATGAAATTCTGTCATAACTAAATCTAAACAACCATTGGTATTTCGATCCCATTCTTTTCGATAATACTTGTGGATCTCACCGTTATTATCAACATAAGTATAACGATTTCCTTCCTTGATTACAAGCCCTTTGGACTCTAACATATCAAAAAATCCAGAATATGGATTCATGCCAGTTGAATAAGGGATCTTAACTTGAATGGCTTCGAATGGTTTGGAATATCGTGTTTTCATGATTTTACAACCCGAACGAATACCTAACGTTTCAGAAGTCTTATTACCATCCTCATCTTCTTTCAGCTTAAGTTTCTTCATCGCGACAACAATGCTAGCAGCATAGATGAAACCTTGTCCTCCAGAAATCTTGTCGTCAGGATCGTAAGGATCCTGACTCGCATATGTGTGATTTGTACATACCATGCCTACATTGTAAGTACCAAACATGTTCACACAGTTACGCACCAGACTGGTTAATGCCTTGGGCTTGCGACCCATGTCACCTTTCATCTCACCTGCTTCAAATTGATTAACGTCAGTCGGAGTCAGTAACATACCCAAGCTGTCGATTACAAACAAGATCTTGGGACGCTCTTCCTCAGGCATGAGCTTGTAATCTTTCATGAACTCTGAAATGGTCTTTGCCACATCGTCGATCATGGCCATGTTGAGTTTGAGTAATTTGTTTTCGCTGGTGTCCACACCAAGAGCACGTAACCAGCTTTCATCTAATGCATTTTCGGAATCGATCAAGATAACAAAGATGTCCTGTTGCTGTGCATGACGGATAATGTTTCCGGAGCAGATATAACTCTTACCCGCCCCGGATTCTCCGGCAAACACAGTTACCTTACCTAGGGGGATCCCGTTGAAGAAATCCCCCGAGATGAGATAGTTAAGGGCATAGTTACCAGTCGATATCCAATCCGTGGGATCGTTAAATCCCACTCCGAGTCCATCGATACTTTTAGTGATCGACTTGCGGAACTTACTGATATCAAAAGGTTTAGCCATGAACTATCCCCTTATTCCGACTTCGGACGATTGCGGATCATAGCGATGATATCAGCAGCACGACTACTAGCATCACCACCTGTGGTAGGAGCTGGACTCGTCTTAGTCTGAGCAACTGTGACCGGTTCTTCGTCAACATCTACATCTTCGTCAACCGTGGTCTTGGTAGCACGAGGGGCAGAGTTACCACCACCAGAGTTTCCACCGAATCCGCTAGGCTTAAAGTACTGACCCCAACGCTCCATGTCGAATGCTTCACCATCAACGGATGCCTCAAACATCTCTTTCATGACCTTAAGTTCAACTTGACCGGGCTTCTTGGGCAGAAAATCGGCAAGATTAAACAAACCGTATTGTGCTACGGCAGCTTGTTCAGCTTCGCTCAGAGCGCGTTCACGGCGAGCCCATGTGCTGGTACTGTAATCAGCATAACCACCCTTGGTGGTCTTGGTGACCTTGAAGTCAAGTCCACGTACATAATCGGTGGGCAGTTCTTCAATTTCTGCGTCCATTAACGCATTCTTGACCAAGTTAAAAATCTGACTGCTGATAATGAAACGACGGATGGGGTTTTCCGGAGTCTTATCTTCTTTGAGATCAGTGTTTACAACAAATCCTTGAAACAGATATGACTTCTTCTTCCAATACTTGCGACCCATTTCTTCCAGACTCTTGTCCTTGAACCAAGGACGGACTTCAGTCAAGATTGGACAAGTCTCACCCCACATTTCCATGCAAGGAACTTGTACAGTAACTGGCTTGCTGTTGGTTTCACCCTTGACTCCGGCAAACGGTAGCTTGATTACAGCTCGTTCAATCCAGAAAAAAGTGTTATTTGGATCAGCGTCAGGAAGGAACCGCAGGGTGGTGGTTGTGCCTTCTGCGATATTCCAATGTGGGAAAATCGCGTTGTCTCCTGAACTTGTGTTGTTACCGCTGGTGTTTTGTGCGCTTTGTTGAAGTTTAGCGCGAATTTCTGCTAAAGTGGCCATAATTAATTCTCCTTATTTTTATGCCTTAAATTGCCTCTTTCCGGGGCCAACTGACCCCTAGAAAAAAATAGCATACAGTAATTGTATGCTATTTTATTTAGTATGTCAACAAAAATTAACCTACTATTTTGCTAACCCTGCTAGTTTCATGATATCCTCAAATGCCTGATCTTCTGCTGACATGATGTTTTTTCCAGGGAATCCTCCTATTTCTCCTACGGATTCATTTTGGTCTGAAAGGGATTCTACCTTGTCTTTTATAGTGCCAGCCAGTTGTCTCATACGCTCTATGATTGCCAATCCATCGCCCTGTACCTCACCATGATCTTGTTGCCATTTTTGATTTTGTTTTTCCATGAATTCTAGTGCCAAATTACGTGCCTGTTCTCCAGCTGATTCACCAAATTTTTCTTCTACTGCCTTTTTAACTTCTAGTGCCACATTTTCTTCGGCTCGAAACGGTGCGACGCCTTCGTTGGACATGTTATGGAAACTTTTGATTTTTTCAGTCACAATTGCCATGATCTGCCTGTGTTTGCTTCTGCCTTTGTTAGTTAATACACCCATTTCAGAATTTTCTGCGGTTGGTTGTGCTGGAGCTTGTTGTGCTGGAGCTTGTTGTGCTGGAGCTTGTTGTGCTGGAGCTTGTTGTACTGGAGCCTGTTGTGCTGGAGCCTGTGGTTCTGGTTCTGGTTCTGGTTCTGGTAATTCTAATTTGCTTAACAAATCAGGATAATTTTCATTTGCCCATTTTTGTAGGGCTACGACACCGTTGCCTTCTTTGCCATCTAATTCGTATACAGCATCAAGTTTTTCTTTTAGGTCATCATCTTCCAAGCCAATTCCTTGGAAAAACTCCCATCCCATATCTACGCCACCACTTAAATCTAATTTTGGTAAATCGGTTTCAGGATCTCGTGGTAGATCTGCCAATGCCTGCTTAAGTGATTCAATTTCATCGTCGGTCATTTGACCTTCTGCAATGGCATCGGCCCATTCTTCAAATGCGTTAAATGCGTCCTCTTTTACTTCTTCATCACATTCACAGGGATCCTTGTGACATACCTCACATTCGCCATGATCTTCACTGACATAATCTTCAAGATCAACTGTATTAGCTTCGCGCATGATACGGTGTAATAATGGGAAATAGCTGGCTAGTTCTTCTTGGAAACTACTTTGAGTAAACTTGGACTTGTACTCTTCCATAGTAACGCTATCTAATTCTGTAATGGCTTCATTATCAAATTGCATTTGGTCGCCCATTTCTGCGATCCAGTTTTCATAATGACGTCGTTTTCCCAGTGATTCCATACGATTTTTGAGTTCAGCAAGTTTACTCATGGCACGTTCAGTAATTCCAGTGGCATCATCGTGCAATGTTGCCCCACGAACATGACGACCGAATTCTTGAAGTTTAATTAGGTCTTCTGCCATACCAATAATGGCTTTACCTGCTGGATCATGTGGAACACCGCCATGATCGACGTGTTGAGCCATGGCAAATCCCAATGCTAAATGATTGATGGGACATTTCCATCTTTCACCGTCACCATTTTCAACAAAAATGGATTCGATATATTTTGGTCGACTACGAGCTCCAGGATACATTTCATCCATGGAGTTCTTATGACGAACAATCACCTGAGTACGACCTGTTACGGCTCTACTAGTCTTTTTAGTGCTACGTTTGTTAAACCGTGATTCTTGTAAAGAGTTCATGTCAAGTTCTTCCTTGGGTCCTTGGGTGGCAGCCAGATGTTGAAAATCATTTTTGTCTAGATTATTTTTGGCAATATCCCGAGTGTCAAATCTCATCAATCTTCGTTTTGCAAAAAATCTCATTTCTCGTAAAAAACGATACCACATATGCCTGGTTTCATCCTCGACATTTTCAGTAATACCTTTGCTGTAGTAAACTTTTAGGCTACCGGGATCGTTGATACTTATGCTGACCCTGCCCAGTTTCTGACCTTCGATCACAACATCAAAATCAAAAAATCTGGCTTCTGCGGGATCAATAGTTACTTCTCCAGTTTCATCACCCATTTCTAGGTTTGTGAACCGACTACGGACTTTGTCAAACAAGTCTTGACTGATTATTTGTATAGCTTCCATAAACTTTATTTATGATTAATATGTGCTGATGTAGATCGGTAATGGAAGATCATATTCCGCTAAACCTTCATGATCTCGCATTTTTTCGTAAATGCTGGGATCCCAATCCTGTAGTAACATGATCATGCGTATGTTTAACAGAAGGCTTGCGACTAGATCATCAGTCTGTCCAGTTTTTGCTTTGTAGGTAATTCCTGATGCGACATACGTTTTTAGTTCCGTGATCAGCGGTTTGCTATGGATTTTTATAGTACGAGTTTCAATTAATTGTTTGAGTTTGGCACAGGCACTGAGTTTGGTGCTGTGTGTGGTATTGAAGCCTTTGCGGAATCTTCGAACATGCCCTTTTCTCACTGGTTCCGACAAGAATAAACCGGGAAAACTTTCTTCTCCCATTTCATTAATAGCCACCAATGCGGCTTCTCCTATAGCATTATTTTCAACACTGTAGTATATACTGGATGGCATACCCTGATTGGCACATTGCTCTTCGATATATTTTAATAGATCCCTGAGTATTCTAGCTTGCGCTTGAACCGGGGTCATATTATGATTCCATTCGCAGACTTGTTCCATGGTAGGAACTTCTATGATTTCTATAGCAGCATAATCCCCACCAGTTCCAAGACTTGGGTCTAAACTGACTATATATGTACAATTTGGGTTAATTTTTTTGTACCACCGAGCTTGACCCATTTTCATCATGGGTTCACCGCCAGTTATGTCAGCTAGACTTATACTGTTAATCAGGGTCTCATCGAAAACCAGAAATTTACAATTTGATGATAAGATTCCATTGGCATAATATCGGTGTCCATCCGCCACTTCTATCAGATCATAAACTGCCTCGGTTCTTTTTAAATCTACTTTATTAATTAATTTTAGATCTCCCTCAGAGCTTGAAACAGTATCGCCAATTTCAAAATCACATGCGCATCTGTACTCAGTGTCAGAGATGTATAATTTGTGATCAAACGTGCATTCGATCCAAGCATCTTTTTCAAATTCCAACCTAATTATGGGGCGTATACCCATGAGATCTACTCCAGCAAATGGTTTGAATCCATCTGGAGTTAATACTTTGTATCCTTGTGTGTTTGGTTTAAAAGTCTGAGTCATTGATTAATATTCTATAGTTTTTTGAATCTTCAAACAGCCAAAGTTCATACATGAATCCCTTAGCTAATACTGATTGTCGTTTTTTTAAATTATTGATTAGTCTTGATTTGTGTTTTTCATCACCATTGCCATCCCACCACCATCTACTTTTAACCTCGACAATCTTATTTTCTTTGGGAATGTAAATGTCTGGGTAATATAATGCAGTATGCTCATTGAGATTTACATAACGAAATACTGGTATATTGTATTCGACTAATCGATCATCTGCTATTATTTCAGTTTCATCATAATTTTCTAATAATTTAATTATGACTTTGTCTTCGTATCCGCGAACTCTAATGATCTTTCCCGATGGCAAGGTGAATTCACGACCCTTACTATTACTTATAGCAGATTTAGATTTTACTCCGGGCATTAAAAAGCAGTTCTCGACTCCATATAATTCCAAATTGGTTCGTCGACGAAGATCATTGATCTGATTTTTTTCAGCAGAACTTTTATTTTTGTTTTTTTCTGCTGATACGACACTGTTATTAAATTTAGGATCACCGTATTTTTCTAATTTGGTAGCGGATGCTTTGTTTTTTTGAACTCCACTATTTGCCCACGTTGTTCCAAATTTTTCAAAATAAGTGTTTTTTTTCTTATCTATCTCAGCCAGTCGTTGTTCTGGGGTTTTAGATCTCTGAGCACGTTTGTAATTTTCAGAGGCCACCAATTTCTTTTCGATCGGAAGATTTTGTCTGGTATCACTAACTGTTTTTCCAACACAGATGGGTGAACCACAACTATTAGCATATTTTCCTTCGCTGTAGAATGTAACTGGTTTTAAACAGTAACATAATGGGGTATATCCACTCACAAATGTTTCGTAGTATTCTTTAAGAGTAAATCCATGAGTTTTTAGATGTCGAAAAAATTTTCCGTTGGATTTACAATAGGTGTTGCCATCTAATTTTGATTCTATGTACCGTGTGCCATTCATAATGTGCTCGCTCAAATGTTTGTATTGCTATTATTTAGCACATGTTGTAGAAGTCACCTATAGATATTGTGAATATTTTACCTTGAAAATCTTGAAGAGTTATCAATGAGTTACCGTGGAGGCACTCGTGTTCTCTGTCGAAGCGCTCAATACCAACTCGACTACGTTCTGCGTTGGCCCATTCTTCATCACGATCCGGGTGTTCATTCCAGATGGCTATACAGGGATAGAATCCGTTCTTACCCAGTTCCGTTTCATTTCCGTATTCATCAAATCTCTTGTTAGCTTCGTTCCAGATCTGGGCAAACTGATCTTCATCACTGTTTGGTGTACTAGTTATAATGGCTTTACCGCCAGTAGCCAATGTTGGTGAAATACTGGTCCAGAACTCTACGGCAATATTGGGCTCTACATACGCGAATTCGTCGCAATTTTTTGTTACAATTCCATTATTGACATAAAACCGATGAAGTTCATCGTTTACTTCAACTATGTCAAATACGTCTGATGGAACATTTTCTTCGATACTTAAGATTTTGAGTGCTCCATCTGCTACATCAATGGTGTCCCCTACACGAAGATCACCAATTTTAATTTTCTTGTTCATCGAGAACATGAAATGACCATCGGTGGCGTTAACCATGCTTCCATCCTCTAGGGTCACACAGTAGGTAATTTTTTCACCAGAGGATGAAATTCCTCTGAAATCCTTCCACCCTGAGGGTGTTAAAATTTCGTAATCAATGTTTTCAGCAAACATAAACCATCCTCAATATCTTGTTTTTCTGTTTTTTGCCAAACATAGTATGTTGTAATTCCTCTATTTTTATATAATGATCGTGCTTTATCGTAATCATACTGAAGAACTTCCTCCGGAGTTTTTTTCTTTCCCCGAGGGGGACACCATTTTGCCCATTCGTCCTCTGTTAGTCTAGGATCGGCGTGCCATGCGGATGATTGGTATTCGAATGTTATTTTAAAATCAGGGATTGTTAAGTCATAAAAATAATACAAACCAGTTTTAGGATCTTTGATTCCATATTCAGTACTATCAAAATAAAATTTAATATTGTTTTGTAATAATAAATCAATGATCGGAGATAGAACTCTTTTTGATTGTTTGCTTGCTCCGCCGCTTCCTGTTTTATTATTACTTATTAAAGTTTCTTTTTGTTTTATATGAGCATTTTCTTCGACAGTTAACCCATTTTCTAAAACAGTAGTCAATCTATAATTGGCTTGTCTTTGATATCCATTCCTACCCAACTCATCTACCTTGTTCATGTGTGTGGCACGAGTCTTTTGACCTTTTCGCTTGTATCCACTCACACCATTCGCATCTACTGCTGATAATTTTTGTTGAGCCTTGCGCTGGCTCAGCTGATATTTGGTCAATCCAGTTTCAGGATCGATCTTTTGTATGCCAGCCCTGATGTTATTCTGATGGGCCACACATCGCTTTTGAACATGGGGATATAAACGATCATATTCTTCCACCGTCATACTCAGTACGTTGGTTATATAATCTGTCCTGATAATCAACATACGGGCATTACTGACTGGGCATACCACATAATCTTGGCCACATACGGCTGAATCGGTGTAAAGATGGGGGTTACGATATCTGCTTCTGGCGCAGAATTCTTCTATTTTAGTTTTCATGTGATTATTTATACAAAGGCAAACTCGTCACTCGAAAATATTAGCTGGTGTATAGAGCCTAGCATATAAATCTCGGAGACTGATTTCCTCTTCTACCAGAGTGGTTTTATTGCGGATCCGGACAGTGGTATCACCGTCTAGGCAGTATAATAGTGATACGCTCATACCTCTACCAGTAGTCTCTGTGGTGGTCTGTGCTACGATCCGACTGCCGTTTTCAAATTCGATACTCTGTTTGTTATAGCTGGTTACTCCGGCCCTGATCCAATCTGGACATGTCTCATAGCCATATCTCAAACGCTGCATAATTTCTTGAGCACCAGTGTACTTGTGGGCAGCGATCAAGATCGTGCTAGTATCCACGAACATGGCATACCAAAGCAGATAACCCACAGCGGTGGTCGTTTTTCCCATCTGACGTCCTAACATGTTGACACTGAATCTGTGATTATGATAGCTGTCTAGTAGGCGTTTCTGATAATCGAATGCCTGATATTGTATCTTGCCCTTGGTGGGGTGCTGGATATAAAAGTAATTTGCTAAAAAATACTCTGGCCCAGTCACAGGATCCTGACATTTAGCTAGTTCCAGTAATTGTGCTTCAGTATATCGCTGTACTGTATGCGGTTTTTTAACCAGCACA